AGCGGCGGTGATGACCGGGATGTTGGGCGCGAGCGAGGCGACGAGTTGGACGTGGCGACCGCCGACCGGCTCCGTCCCGAGCGTGAAGTTCCAGCCGATCAACGTCGTGGAGAGTGGGAAGTGGAAGTTCGGGTTGCCAGAGAAGGTGACACCCGCGAGGCCGACCGAGGACTGGGCGATGGCGATCTGCGCGCCGTCGAGCAGCAGGCGAGCTTGAAAGTCAGCTTGTGCGGGTGCGGTCTGGAGGAAGGTGCCGTTCATGGTGGCGATGATGACGGCCAGGCCACCGCGCGACTGGAAGACGAAATCGTTGAGGACGACTTCGGCGGGGGTGATCGTGCCGCCCGTCAACGTGGCCGAGACTTGGAACGCCCACCACGCCGCGCCGATCTTCAGCATCGTCTTATCGACGGTGAGCGGAGGGAGGACGACGCCGCCGGGGAGCGTGAAGGGAGGCGAGGATTGCAGGTCGCTCGGCTGGATTTTCCCGGTCAGGTCGAGCTTCGCGTAGGCGATCCGCTTGGGCGAGCCGGAGACGTTATCGTCGTCGATGTTTCCGTTGACTAGATCATAGACAATTTTGAAGTCTTGATCGACTTCGGTGTCGAGGATGGCGATTGCGCCGGCGGCGACTTCCGTCTGGTAGGTGTTGGTGCCGGCGGTCTTTGGTGGGCGGACGATTCGCGACATGCTAGCTCCTCACTTGCTCACGCGCTCACCAAGATAGCGCACTTTCCGGCCAGACCAGAGGAAGAGGATTTCAAAGTCGCGCAGTTCGAGCGCGGTGATGTTCTCGTGGGTCAGCGTGATCTGGACCGAGAGCCCACGCGGGCGCTCGGCGGGCATGATCGTCTGCGCCTCGAACGGGGCGACGGAGCGCCAGGTCGCGCGCTGTGTCAGATTGCCCTGCGCGTCGCGGGTGCTCCACTGCGACTGGATCGGGACAGCGGGCTCGGGGAAGGGAATCTGCGGGATGTTGTGAATCCACTCGCCAGCCTGCACATCGACCGAGAGGAGGATAGCCTCGATGCCAGGCCAGGTGACGCCGCCATCGGTCTGCAAGAAGACGACGATCTGACCGGCACCGGCTGACTGAGTTATCATTCTAAGCCGCGTGACGATCTTCGGGATGAAGGGTTGATCGCCATCGAAGCGCCCGGTGACGAGGATCGAGCGGATCGCCTGGCCCATGTCGCCGTAGACCTGAAGCTGGTGGAGGAGGACCACCTCGTCGGTGTTGGCCACGGCTCCGTAGCCGCGATCGGCTTCTAGCGTGGAGGCGGGATCGGAAGCGAGCGCGGAGAGGGCGAGGGAGGTCGGCGGGTCGGAGGTCGAGAGCCCGTCCGAGACGACTTGCGGACCCCACCACGACGGGACGTCGCCTACGCCTTGACGGAGGTCGAGCCACCAGGCGTTCGTGTTCGTGCCGCCGCCCGATGACGGGATGCTTAGCTTATAGAAACCTTTGTGGAAGGTGGCGACCAGCGTTGCGCCGACCCCGGCGGGGATCGCCATGATCTGGTCCGCGATCGGCCAGCCGATGTCTTGCGGGTAGCCGCCACCAGGCGGGATGAGGTAGACACTATCTATAGCTACGAAGATAGTGCCGAGTGGGGTGTTGACGATCGTGTCGTGGCCGACGCAGCCGACGCGGCTCGATATCTCGACAAGCTGCGCGGTGGTGTCGTTGGCGTCGAAGGGGTCGCCGTTGATGGCGAGGAAGGTTCTGCTAAGTGTAAAGAAAAGTAGGGGAGACTGCGCGTCTTGGTCCGAGGTCACCCCGGCGATGCCGATTCCGGTCACCTTGTCGGGGAGCGGGACCTTCGCGTCAACAGGAAAGATAGTTCCCTGGTTGAACACGGCTTGTTCGAGGCCGGGGAGGATGACGTCGGTCGAGTAGACGGAGTAGGGGTCAGCTTGCGAGCCGGCGAAGATGACGCGGTTGCGCCAGACGACGAACATATTGCCCGTGCGGAAGACGCCGACGATGGGGCAGCGGAAGTCGGTCACGTCCATCACCGAGTAGGTGTGCGAGAGCCCAGGCGTCCAGTTGCCGGACTGCGCCGTCGCATACTCGATCGGGTAGCCACGGGGGGCTAGAAAGAAACGATAGACTCGACCCGTGCCAGGTGGCCAGGCGGGCGGGGTGCCGGGACCGGCGGCGTTCGGGTCGGTCGCGGGGGCGGTCACTGTCAACACACGCTGCGCGCCGACGTCCACCTGGGCGGCGGGTGAGCGCGCGACGTAGACGCCGGTTGTCGGGTCGGCGGTGTTCGGGTTGAAGATGGCCCAGCAGTATTGGTAGCTGCCCGAGGGGAAGGCTGGGGTAGCTGCCGAGGCTGCCACGGTGCCATCCGCGATGGTCGAGGGACCAGCCGCAGAGATGGCGACGAAGCTGAGCGTGTTGGCGGCAACGGTGTCACCGACGATCCACGACTTGATCGGATCGACGCCGTTCCCTGCGTATATCCTATTACGGAATCTAACTAGTCTACCTATGCCAGGAGTCGGGAAGGTGACGCCGGGGGTTGCTGTGAAGGGACCCTCGCCGGGAGACTGGACGACGATGGCGGTCGAGAGTTGCTGGCCGTAGGCGAAGAGGTACTGCGCGCCGACACCTGATTTGCATGAGAGTAAGCTAGATATGTTGAGGATACCGTTGGCCGCCTTCTGCATGAGGACGGTGCCGGGGCGCTTGCCGATGCGGCGCGACTGGGCCGGTATCCAGTTCTGCGACCGGGCGAGGATTTGGGGGCCGAGGAAGGCGGGGTCGAGTTGCGTGTTGGTCCCGAGGAAGCGGCGAAGACGAAAGCCGTCCTCAGGCGAGTCCTTGGGTGCTGCCATCTAGTTACCTTGCCAGGGGCGGCTGAAGATGGTCGGGTCGAGTTGGACCTGGGTCGGGTAGGACTTCTCTGGGAAGGATGCGCCTCGACTACGATTGACCGATTCGGCGTTGACCGCCATCTGCTCGGCGCGGCGCGGGTCCACCTCGTAGGCCATGGCCCACTCGAATAGCAGGTCGGTTAGTAAGATATCCCAGGGGAAGAGAGGAACGTCGGCGTCGTAGGCAGCCGAGTTCTCGTTCACGCCGGTGGGGATCACCGGGAAGTCGGCGGGGAGGAGCTTACAGCGCAGCGTGCCGGCGATCTGGTCGCGTGCGCGGGGCCAGGAGCGACCGGCTGGGATCGAGTAGTCGATCGTCCAGAAGCGGGGGAAGGTGGCGCTGGCATCGACGGTCACCGCGTTCAGCGCGAAGGTGCGGTGATCGACTTCGGTGACGACGGCCTGGAAGGGCATCCCGCCGACAGTAGCTATCTGGAGAGATTGGTCGTCTTCCGCCTTCAGGAAGTTTGCGGGCAGCGGGACGACGCCGTTGGTCAAGATGACGATGGGCTCGGCGGTCCAGAGATAGGGCCAGTCCCAGCCTTGTTGGAGTTCTTGCAAGATGCGGTTGAGCCGGATGCGCGCCTGGACCTTGAGCGTCGTCGTCGTGTTGCCGACCCGTTGCAAGGCTTGGGTGATGATTTCGCCACGGCTCGATCGCATGTCAGTCGTCCCTCGCGTCGCCGTTCATGCGCGCCTCGATCTGCTCGTCTAGCTGGTGGAGCTTCTGCGCCTTTAGATCTATCTCTCTATCCAAGATCTGCATCTGGGCACGATGGACGTTCTGGACGCGCTCGTTGTACTCGACCATGTGATCGAGCAGGCGAGCCATGAAGACAGTGAAGGTTTCCCTGGCGCGTTCGCGGGTCGCCTCATAGCACTCGATCGAGACTTGCTCCTCTTCCGAGACGCGCCGGGTGATGACGACGCGGTAGGGGCCGTACTTCCACGGGTGCTCCTCACCCATGCGATGCAGCGGATGCACGCGGGGATCGCCGTCGTCCTCGACCGGCAGGGCTGTCGTGGAGTCGATCATCGTCCACGTCCTGTCCAGTCGTCGTCGCCGTCCGAGCGGGCGATCGTCGCCATGCGGGCGCGCGAGCCTATCGTACCCAAGTCTATGTTTCTACCATTGGACTTGAGCCGGTTCATCTCGATGCGTTGATTCTCAGCTATCAACCAGAGTAGGTAGTGAGCTACACTTGACCTGACCCGGTGCATGCCGGGGTAGAAGGTGGCGGGGCCGATCTGGAAGGGCTCACCCGTCACCGACCGGGGCACTTGCACCTCCACGATCGGCTCCCGCGCATCCATCACGTCCTGGCAGCCGCGCATCAGCCGCGTGAGTTGGACGCGGCGATTCATCGCTGCCGTCGATTGATCCGAGACGAGGAGTTGAAACTCCTCCGTGTAGCCCAGCAGCTTCTTCTTCACCTTCGGGTCAGAGAGGTCGGAGAGGGCCGGCTCCGAGTCAGCATCCGGGGACGTCAACTGCTCGTCGTCGGTCCTCTCCTCGTCCGGCTCACGCCGGCTCCTGCGTGACTTATCGTTGTCTTTCATCGTAGCAACCTCTCTGAGTTACGTGGACTAGCCGAAGAACGACGCCGACTCGGTGCGGGTGCCGAAGTCGGGGTTGAGGACGAGAGCCTTGAAGAGTTGCTTCCAGCCCGCCTTCGTCCGCTGAGCCAGGGGGTCCGACTCGCTGGCTGAGGCGGGGACGATGTAGGTCTTCAGCGCATCTAGAGTGGTAGCTCCGAGATAGCCCCTGCCCATGACGTAGCTGATGTGGATGTTGATCGTCGCGGGAGGAGTCGGCGGGGCGACGGGTCCCGAAGCGGTGACGACGAAGGCGTTGCCGGCTGTCGGTGCGCCGCCCTTGACCAAGATAACGGCGTCGTTGTTGCCGGCCTGGTGCTTGACGCGGACCTGCATCGTGGCGGTGCCGACCGCGCCGCCCTGGAGCGTCGAGTAGACCCGGTAGGTGCCGGTGGGGGCTGCGGCGTTGATCTGGACCTGTAGACCGAAGGCGGCTGCGTTGGTGGTGACTGCCTCCGCGCCGATCTGCGTCTCGAAACCGGTCTGGGGGTCCATTCTCGTAACTACCGAGCGGACGGACGAGCCGGCGTCGAAGCCGGTTGCGCCGGGGGGGATGGTCAGGTTCGCCGTGGGAGTGGCCCACGCGGCGTTCATCAGCGACAAGATAGGTATCCCGTTGCTGCGGCTCCAGTTGACGCCCATCCAGCGACCGATGTCTGCGTCGCGGAGTGTCTGAATCTGGTTCATGGGAGCATTCTGTCCAGCTAGCTGAAAGGTCGGGTCTTTGCTGATGTCCATCTCCACGAACGGATCAACGATGCCCTTGTACATCCCGCCGGTGAAGGTCGGGGCACCGTTTGACCGTAGACGAGCTACCATTCTACGCACGTCATCGGTGGTCACGACGTCGGCCTGGATGAGCGAGGCGCGGCTGGTCTTGTTGCCGGCGAAGTAGATGTTCGAGGAGCCCATCGCGACGACCTGCACCTCGCGATCGACTAGCTCGTTGTGCTGGAGCGACAGAAGCTCTCTTGCCTGCTGCACCAGCGGATTCTTGATGATGAGGATCACGACGTCCGACATGGAGACGACGGCACCCCACTGGTCGAGCACCGCGTCCACGGTCGAGAGCGTGATCGGGGTCGCCTGCGGAGTGACCGACTCCTCCAGGGGCGCTTCGGGGAGCGGCAGTCTCTCGTAGCGGGTGAACTGCGCCGTCTTACCGGACCCCTTCGGAATCTCGGACTTCTCGCAGATGTCCCAGAATACCGTGTCCTTCTCGGCACGGTCCAGAAGCTCGTCCATCATGTAGACGGCGAGGATATCTGGAGATAGAGAAGAGGAGGTGCCTAGATTTGGTTCCGTTGCCATATCTCAACTCGTCCTTTCCCGCCGTCTAACGGATCGGCGTTTCCTTGTTCTGCTCGAAGAACGCTTTGCGCTCCTCGCGGCTCAAGGCGAGGAGGTCGGTGCCCGTCGTCACCGGCTTCGCGGGCTCTGTGACGGGAGCGCGCACACTTCGCAACGCTGAGCCCATCGACACGTCGCGCGAGCGGACGGCGGCAGGCGAGGGCGGGGGTGCGGACGCTGCCCGCGTCGTGGCACCCGCAGCGCCAAACTGCCCGCCTGGCGCACCGCCCGTCGTCTCGCTGCCCGCGCCAGCGATCTTGTCGTAGTTGTTGGCCAGCGCGACGCGGTAGGCGACATCGACCGGCATGTAGCGACCCGCCTTCGCTTCCTCCTCGCGCACCCGCGTCACCTCATCGAAGAGTTGATCGGCGTGCGGGAACTTGTCCACCTGGCGCAGCATCTTGAACTGCTGCACGTCGTCGGCTTGCTGGCGGATGATCGTCAGCATCTCTTGCGCCGTCTGCCCGAGGTAGGCATGCAAGAATGGTACTATCAAATCACCATTCTTTTCGATCTCCGCGTCGGTCAGCCCGAGGCCGGCGATCTGCTGGCGGATGTGCGGCGGGATCACGTACTTCTTGCCGGGGGGGATTTGATTCGGGTTGGCAGGAGGTGGACGGAGCGCGTTGTAGGTTTCCTCCATCCCGGCCAGGCGCGCGTTGGCGTTGGCGATCTGCTGGTCGCGCTCAGCGATGGCGGCGCGGAGTGCAGCGACTTCATCTTCGGGCGGTGCGGGTGCGTCGGGCGGCATTGTAACCTCCTAGCCGTTGAACAGTGCTGGCTGAGCGACGTATTCTCTTTCTTTGTCGCTATCGGTCGCTTTCTCGGTCAGTTGGCTATGTTGAAGAATCATCTGGGGACCGCCATGTAGCAAAATCGAGAGTTGTTGGATAGCGCCCCATCGTTCGTGCAAGGTTTCGCCCACGGTGGTGTTGAGCGGCGTTGACAGCAGTGCCTCGCGCTGCGCCTCGATCCCCGCTCGTAGACCGACCCACACCTCGCTGATTTCGATCGCGCGGAGCTTAGCGAGCCCCTCTGCGCCGAAGAGGGGATGCTCGGGCTCGGGCTTGACCGCGCCGTCGCTGAGTCCCTTTCGTAGCATGCTAGCTCCTCGACCTCACGCGCGGCATCATCGCGCTCTTGGTCCTGGCACCCAGCGTCGCGCGCTGGCCGATCGCCATCTGGGGTGACCGAGGCGAGGTGCGCGCTTTCGAGGAGGAGCCACCGATACCAGGGCGGGGACCGCCGCCGGCTGCGCGCGGCATCGTCCCGCCTCCGGTCGGCTTGCTGCCAGCGCCGCCAGCGATGGCTCCAAACAACCCCTTCTGCGGCTTCGTCAGCGGGGTGCCGCGCGTCTCGCCGTCCGAGAGGATCGCCTTCGCCTTCCCCGCTGACATATTCATCTTGCTGCTAGGCTTTCTTGCCATCTTCCTCTCCTACTGCATGTTCTGTCGCGGGAGGCGACGTTGGATGTCGCTGTCGTTCGTCGTCTGCGGCGGGCGTCCTGGGGGCTCGGGCATCACATTGCCGGATGGTGTCATCGGACCCCCCGGTCCCGGTGGCCCTTGAGGAGCACCGGGGGCGGTGCCGTTACCGGGACCACCAGGGCCGGGAGGCTGACCAGGCTGACCGCCCTGTAGCTGCGCCATCGCGGCTTGCTGCGCTTGCTGCTGGGCGACTTGCTGCTTCATCGCGTAGGAGGCGGCGTGGCGCTGGATATGTTGAATCAGTTGTAGCTTGATAGGTTCTGGGAGCGCCTGGCCTTCGGGCGACTGGAGGAACTGGTTGTGCATCTTCGCGTGCTCCATGTCGTCGTCCACCGGCGATACCGTCACCTCGTCGCCCCGGCCTACCTCGAATAGCTGGTTCTCTATGTAGGGATCGACGGCGCGGGTCGGCGTGATGTCCTTGACGATCATCTCAGCCTCACGGTCGCCAAAGCCCGTGCTCCACACCTCCCGCAGGAGATACTTCCAATCGACGCGCGCGTTGTCCTGGGCGAGGAACTGGGGCGGGATGCGGGCGAGTATCTGGATGAAGTTCAGGAGTTGCTGGGTGCGGACGTTCTGGTTGAAGCTGAACTGCGAGCCCAGCCAGTCGAACGTGTAGCCACCTATAAGTGTATCTCTAGTTACCTGTGTTTCCAGTACCACTGCGCCGTCGGCTCCATCGACGCGCAGCGCGAGGTCGCGATCGAGGCACTGCTGAAGCATCGAGAACATCCATTCGAGCATCTCGTTCATCACGCCCTGCTCGACGTTCTCCACGACGTCGCGCACCTGTAGCAGAGCCTCCCCTGACAGGATGGACATCCCGGTCGCAGTCTGGACGGCGCGACCGCGAGCGCGTCCGCCAGCCTGCAAACCGGCAGCACCGTAGGGTGCCACGTTCGACACATCATTCATCATGGCGACCAAGAAATTGATGACCATGATGCCAGCCTGGGCCGACTCCTTCGGCGGCTCGATGAAGTTGACGTTGTTGCGCGGATCGCGGATCAACCAGCGCGCGGCGGGAGCCATGCGGATCGAGTCGGGGAACTGGACCGCGTTGGCGTCCATCGCCACGATCGGGTTCAGCGAGAAGACGAGCCCGTCGCCAGTCTGGTTCATCGTGTCGTTCATAAAATACTGGAAGTGGTCGAGGAGGAACATGCAGCCGTAGCCCCAGAACTCGCCCTGTAGCTCAGCGAACTTACATGCTAGGTAGGGAGGCTTCTGCTTCCACCAGGGCGACTGCCGGCACTGCACCAGCGTCTCGTCGCCGCACACCCACAACTGCCACCACTGCGGGATGTCGGCGGGCGGCAGGTTCTCGTCATCGCTGTCGGCACCGGAAGCGTCGATCGAGCCGTACCAAGCTATCTTGGTGAAGTCCATCGGGCGCTTCGGGTCCTCGTTCGGCTTCTCGCTCCTCGACGCGAGCCCTCGTGCCTGTAAACGCACTTGCTCGGCCATGAACTTGTCCTGGCCAGACCCGCCACCGCGCCGTAGCTCCTTCACGCCCTGCCAGTTCTCGATCTGATTCCCTAGCTCGGGGCGGTCCTCGTCTATCGGCGTATCGGCCATGCGCTCGATGGTATCCCAGCCTATCATCATATCTTCAAAGAGAAGCTCAGCGTCGTAGGTGAACTGGGGCGTGTAGGGGTAGACGTAGAAGAGGAAGGGATCAACGATCCGCATCGTCGGCCCGAGATAGCGAACGACCTTCTTGATGCCCTCGACCGTCGTCGCCTTGCCGGTGGTGGGATCGACCTGGCTGATGAGCGAGGGGACATCACACTCGTCATGCTTCCAGCCCATCTCCGCGATCCCGGTGCCAAAGATACACATATTGCGAAGTAGGCCAGGAGCGATGGCCGTCAGCTTCATCTGCGTCTTCAGCATCTTCATCATCAGTTCGTGGACGACGGTCGCGCGCTCCTGATTGGTGGTCGAGTCGGGCGTGTTCTTGAACCATTTGCCCGAGTCGGGGAACATATCGGCGCGCAACTTCTGGACCCAGTTCTCGATGATTCTGTGCGAGATAGGTAGATACATCCTCATGCGACCGTGGTAGGATTGCTCGGTGCCACGGAGCGCCCACTGGTTGTAGTAGCGGAGCCACTGCGGGCGGATGACTTGGTTCTTCTCGGTGCGAACCTGAATCATCAGCGGCGAGAGCGTCTTCTTGAACCAGTTGCGGACGCTGGCCTTCTTGGCGAGGTTAGGAGACAATACTATCTGGTCTGACATCTAGTCTCCCTTACCTGAACTGGATGACGTGGACCTGGGCGAAGAGGCTGGCGTAGGTGGTCGAGCCGGGGGGCGACGTCACCAGGGCGTTCAACGTCCAGCGCGGCTCGTCCAGCGTCGGCGGCTTGGCGAGCCGGACGATCGTCAGCGGGATCGAGAGGAAGCCGGGTTGGGTCAAGGTGAAGGGGAAGTTGCGCGACTGCTGATCGGCTCCCGAGACGCCGCCGCGTCGCAGGATGAGTTGAATCTGGTTCGACACGTTGGCGACCGAGTTGAGCCCGATCTGGAGGGTGACCTGCGCCAGGATGAGTTCCCAGCGCGCCGGGTCGTCCACCGGATTCATCAGTAAGGTAGCTAGCTGAACGCCTGGGGAGACGGGGATGGGCACCTGGGCAGTCTGCGCGTTGCCGGATTGGGCGGTGTAGATGGCGGCGTTCGGAGCGAGGGCGGTGCCGTCGATCGAGCCAGGCTGGAAGGTGACCGGGCCGTTGAAGGAGGCGTTGTTGGCGTCGAGGGTGCCGAAGTGGACGGGCTGGATGCCGGGGTCGAAGCCTCCCAGCGCGGTCAAGATGCCGTCGATGACCGCGTTGCCCTGTACTTCCAAGTTGCCCTGAATGAGGAGGTCGTCGGGGATGATCGTCCGCGCTCCCAATGCCTTGTAAGCGGCATCGAGCTTGTCCCAGTTGGCGTTGACGTCGGCGTCGGTGCCGTGGATCAAGTGCAGGTTGGGCGTGTCGGCGTTAGCCATCCTTCGCCTTTCTCTCTACATCCTCACCGGGCGGCACCTCTTCGGGTACTAGTAAGTCTTTCAACACTACTAGGGCTCCCTGAAGCTGAAGGATCATGGTGTTCGACTCGCTGAGCGCGACCTGCGCCGAATCGCGGCGTGCGGTGACGTCGCGGAGTTGCGTTTCGAGGGTCGCGATGCGCTGGCGGATGCGGTCGGTCATGGCGCGGTGGGCGCTGCGATGCCAGCCTTCTCGCACCAGGCGTCGCGACAGGCGGCGTCGTGGAACACCAAGTCCGGCGCGATGCCTTCCTGCGTGCGGCCACCGGGCGGGTTCGGCGCATCGGGGCTCTCGTAGACGAACACCACCGACACCATCTTCCAGCCGGTGAGAGAAGGTGCGGTGACGTCGCAGTTGTCGCAATGATAGGTTACTGGCATTGTAGTCTCCTTACGCTAGCTCGTACACGAACATCGTCCCCGGTGCGGAGGTCAACGCGATGGCTCCTCCGCTTGCCCACACCCAGAAGGTGAACGTGTGCGTTCCGCCAGCAATCGCGTTTGTAAGAAAGATGAATGGCGTCGGCATGACGAGGCTGACCCCCGTCGTCCAGTTTTGCTGCTGAAGGTTCGCTGTCGCGCCGTCCATGCCGATTCCGTAGTAGAAGGTCGTACCCGCACCAAACACGCCCACCAGCGAGAGCATCGGGATGATGAAGACTCTCGCGCCGTTGCGGATGGCGATTCCAGGCGTCGTACAGACTGCTTGCCAGGTAGAGTTACCAGTATAGCTAGCACTCGGTGTTCCGTTGACAGAGGTGACTTGGCGAACGGCTGCACCAGGCGCGAGCATCGCGTTGGTGACGGAGCCGTCCGCGAGCGAGGCGACCAGCCTGCCGTCCGACCCGCGCAGCGACATCAGGACACCGGAGGTGCCGCCAGCCGGCGCGCGGCGGAAGTCTATCACGTCGTTGTCGGTGCGGAGGAGTAGCTCCCAGGACGGCTTGGTCGCGTCGTCCTGCGTGCCGACTGCCGTGTCCCGGTTGCTGCTGATCGAGGTCCACGGGCCGACCGCCGAGATGACGCGCCCCTTCACCAGGGCAGGGGACTGGACGATCTTGGAGCCTGCGGCTGCGGTGCCGGGGAGCGTCAGCGCGCCGTTGGCGTCGAGCCCGAGAAGCTGCGCGTAGGCGGGAGCGCCGGCTGCGGCTGGGGCTCGCCAGAGGCCAAACGCATCGCTGCCAGCGAAGTTCATCTGCCACGCCGGCTTCGTCGGATCGTCCAGCACGGTCGCAAGCAGGCTCGCGTTCGACTGGAGCCGCACCGCGCCGACCGCTGGATTCATCCCGAGATAGCCGCGTGCGGTGCCACCAGCCGTGCCCATCACGTAGAGGTCCGCGAGGCCAGCTACCGAGGAGATGACCGCGACAGGCTTCGTCTGGTCGATCGGCAGGAGGGCCGAGGCGGCTGCCATCCAGAGGTTCTTCTGCGCCGCAGGAAGAGTGGGATTAGGATAGCTACCTGACAAGTCACCACCAGCGGGTCCGGTGGGGATCGCGACGATGCCGGGGGCGAGCTTCCCTTGCGTGATCTGCGAGTCGAGGATGTCGGCGGTCCGGATGGCGTCGGCGGCAAACTTGCCGGCGATGATGCCGCCGTTGGCGATCACCGCACCCGTCACCGCGCCGGGGATGATGTTCTGCGTCTGGACGACGTTGTTAGCTAGTATGGGATTTGGATAGTTGCCAGCTAACGAGCCACCGGCTGGTCCCGTGGGAGGACCGCCCCCGGCTACGTTGTCGAGGACGTATTGGCGAGTCGCGAGGTCGAGGGCGTTGACCGGGCCGGTGGTGACGCGGATGGTGCCATCAGGGTTGACGGTGAGGAGCTTGGTGAATGCGCCGGCTGCCGCGTTCGGAGCGCGGCGAGAGATGTTGGCTTCGTCGGAGCCGAGGCCGTCCAAGAAGTTCTCGACCCAGCTAGCGGAGGTGGCGACGTAGGCGGCGTCGTGGGTTGGATCGTTGACGCCGACCGATGCGCCACCGGGACCGCTGAAGAAGGAGCCGCGACCGGCTAGCTGGACCTTGCTTGACTGGATGATAGATAGGGAGGGATTTGGGTAGCTGCCAGTGAGGTCGCCACCGGCTGGCCCGGTCGCACCGCCACCACCTCCCGTCGCCATCGTCCAGGCGAGCACGGGACCGGCTGCAACTGTCAAAACCTTGCCGAGGTCGGCACCAGCGGCGTCGGGGATCGGGTTGATCCACATATCCGCGTTCGCCATGACGCGGTGGACGATGCCGTCAGCTAGCTGAGCAGTGAACTTGCCGGTCGCGCCGTCCACGCGCAGCAGGGGGACGTAGGTGCTCGCGTTCGGTTGCTTGCGCTGCACGGACCACTGGTCGAGCGCCAGGTAGTCCATGCTGAGTAGCCAGCCGGAGTTACTAGCTTGATAGCCGGTGTCGGCTGGGGAGTTGGCAGCGAGGTTGACCTGCGTCGGGGCTCCGGTGATGCGCCCGCGATCGGCCAGCAAGAGCACGCCGGCAGCCGACCCGAGCACGATGGGATTCGGGTAGTTGCCAGCCAAGTCGCCCCCGGCGACGGACGACGGGAAGGGGCTCCAGCCAAACGTGCCATCCGCCTTGACGACCGGGACAGCACCAACGGGAGCACTCGGGGCGAGCGACGTCGCGATCACTGCACCGGAGCGAATCGTCGGATCGGGGTAGGTGCCGGCCAGGTCACCCCCTGCTACGATGTTAGTTATCAAGCCCCGCGCTAGATCGTAGAGCCGCCGATCGAGCACCGCCCAGTTGCGGTTCTCTACCTCGTCGGTGCCGAGGTTCAGGTGGAGATAGGGAGTTTGGTTGTCGCCTAACATCCTACCTCCCTAAGCTAGCTCGCTCATCTGCACGCTACCGGAGCCGCCCGTCTTCAACTGGAGAGAAGCGTCTGCGCCGGTCGTCTTGGTTAGCTGCACGACGAGCGCCGTCGCTGACGTTCCCTGCGGTGCCTGGATCATCATCAGGAGGGGCACCGTAAAGGGCATGATCGAGTTCGGCTGGATGTTGAAGCCCTGGAAGTGGACGAGCGGGGTCGCGGTGCCGTAGACGAGTAGATCGACGTTCAACGCGGCAGAGGCGACGGCAGCGGTGGTGTTGAAGAATGTCAACGGGAGCACGCCAGTTATCAAGGTAGGTCCCTTACGAGGGTTACCTGATAGGACGGGGATCGTCGCGACGGTCAGGGGGACGTTCAACTGCGCGACGAGTTGGTCGGTGATCGGGAAGACGAAGCCGAAGCCGGGGACCGTCTCGCCGGGGAAGATCAGGTCGCTGGAGATAGCTTGCGGAGCTATCTGACTACCTTGAATGCTGCCCGGCGGAATGACGCCAGGGTCGAACGGGGGCGGGGTGATGCCGCCGCCACCGCCAGCAAAGTCATCTAGCTTCCACCAGTTGTAGTTACGTGTATCGTCCGACTCGAATTTCAAGCGCAGGTTGGGCGTGCGCTGGTCGGGAGTGGGATCGCCCATGGCTAGCTCAGGAAGCCGCGCGTGCCGACACCAACGATCGTCGTCAGCGGAGCGGGGTCGGCGGCGATGGCGACCGGGGTGTTGCAGAGCGTCCCCGGAAAGTCACCCAGGTAACCGAAGGTGCAGGGTGCGGTGGTGCCAGCCGTGTCGGTGTACTGTGACCCACACCGGACGCACTTCGCCATCCGCAAGGTGGGATCGGGAGGTCCCGGCGGTATCCACGTTTGGCGTGCCATGCTAGATAACCTCCTCGTCAGCAAACTCGTCTGCGGGTAGCTCCTCGTCAACCGTCTCCTCCTCCTCGGGCGGCTCCGGGTCGGGCGGGACAGGGATCGCGGCGAGGATGAAGGCGTAGATGATGCGGTGGAAGGCGTCGTTCAGCAGTGCGCTGGTGGTGTGGTGGAAGTTGACGCTGGTGATCGGCGGGGGCGTCGCGCTGAACAACGAGTCGATGAGCCGCCAGTTGTGATCGAGGTTGGCGTTCGATGACCGGGCGAGGCCGATGGTGGGCGTGGCCCAGATCGGGTCGAGCTTCCGGGTCGGGAAGGGCTGCGAGGCGGCTTTCGCGGCGAAGCAGTAGTCGATGCGACGCAGGTTGGCATTGATCGTCTCGTCGCTGGTGAGGTGAATGCGAAGTGTCGGCGTGCGATTCTCATCCATGCTAGATACCTCCGCCAGTTACGAGTCTCTGTGCTTGCGGCGCTCTTACCATGCTCTGTCGCCGGATGCCAACTTCTTCAAAACGACGTCCCTCTCCGCGCCCGCCGAGTCGAGGTTGTCGAAGCCGTAGCGGAGCGCATCTACCAAGTCCTTCATCGGGTGCGCCTTCACCGCGCGATAGGGAGGATGTGCGCTGAGATGGAAGCCACCGGAGAGTGCCTCGA